TTTAATAAAAAAGCATTATACCTTTATATCAGAGAAATATCATCTTGTAAGACACAACAAATTACTAAAGTAATAAATAAGATGAAAAGTTATCAAAGGGTAATTGCTCAGTCTTATTTAGATAGAGGTAAATTAAATTGATAGTGTAATTATTCATATCTATATCTATTTATAGGTATGGATTTAGATTTTGAATTATATAAAGGTAAGAAATATTCAAACTTACTTAAAGACGTTGTAATCAATTCTGAACAGAAAAAAGACCAAATTGATATTTTGGTATCTGATTTAAGAAGTATGATTAAAACACCGAATGATGCTATTGTCATCGTTCCTCTTATAAAAGACTACTTAGATGTAAGTGTGAGGAACGATGAACAACTAGTTAAATTAGCTGCTATAGTACAAAGATTGATTAGCAGTGATAATAAGGGTACAGAAGAAATTGGTGGATTATCGGAAGAAGAAAGACAACAACTAATGGCTGAAGTGGGGAAGATTACAGATTCAATGAATATCCCAATTGAAATAAAGAAATAATATGCCATATTTTAATATAAAATCTTCTCCGATTAGTTTTGGACAGTTAAATAATATTGGTTTATCTGTCGGCGGACAATCTAATTCTACATCAACAAATGAATTTTATGAATTAGAACCTGCTATAGTATTGGATGTTGTGCTTGATGAAAAACATCCTGAAATAGTAAATAAAAGACATTTAGTTGATATTAGAAATATACCTGCTAATTATAAAAATGAACTGCCTAATCAAAACGATGTTGATTATAGTTATATAGGAGCATGTAAAGTAAGATTGTGTTTTTCTCAACAAGGATTAGAAAAAGAAAAATTATCTTGGGCATTTCCTATGGAATCTACTGGTATAGTAGAATATCCATTATTAAATGAAGTGGTAATTGTTGTAAAATATTTAGATAAATTATTTTACACTAGAAAATTAAATTTAAATGGATTTATTAATCAAGAATCAAATTTTCGACTTGAAAAGTTTTACGGAAATAATAACGGAAATAAAGATTTAGTAAGTGAAGATGGAATTAAAAATGAATCGCCTGAAGGACCAATATCTTTAAATTCATTTAAAAAAATTGCAAATAATCAAGTTAAAGGTGTATTGGGTTCATATTTTCTTGCAAATTCTAAAATTAGAAAATTAAGAAGATATGAAGGTGATACTGTATTTGAAAGTCGTCATGGTCAATCTATTCGTTTTTCTTCATATGATGATGTAAGAGATAATGATAAAGGTTTTTACTCTGATTATAAGGGCGATCCTACAGTAAACCCGCCAAATGAAGGATGTGGAAATCCAATGGTTTTAATTAGAAATAGACAAAGAAAATTGTCTTTGGATAAACCTATATTAGTTCATCCTAAACTTCCATCAATTCCCGCAATAACAGATTCTCAAAAAAATGTTGGCGGATTAATTGATGAAGACATAAATCACGATGGAAGTTCAATTTATATTACATCAGGATTAACAAAATCTAAATGGAGAACAACTTGTTATAAGTCTATATTTCAACAAGGAAAAGAAGAACAACCATTATTTTCTCCAAACGGTTCTACTGCATATAATTTTGACATAGAAAATTTGAAGGGTGATCAAATAGTAATTAATACAGATAGATTAATTTTAAGTAGTAGATTCGGAGAAACATTACATTTTTCAAAAGAAAGATATGGAATCGTAACTGATAGTGAATATACAGTTGATGCACACGATCAAATTGTAATGACTACCAATAATAAAACAGTAATTAATAGTCCTGCTATTTATTTGGGACAATATGGACAAACAAATGAACCGGTCCTATTAGGACAAACCACTGTGGATTGGATGTATGATTTATGTAATTGGTTATTAGATCACGTTCATTGGTATAATCATACACATCCAAAAACCGGTGGACCAAATCCAGATAAAACACAAGAATCTGTACAAGATAAACAATTAAAGTTTTTAAGAGACAATCTTGATAAATTGATGAGTAGAAGAGTATTTGTTACAGGTGGTGGTTATGCTCCAGGAGTAGATGGAGTTACTCCGGAGGGATTTAAAAACGCTACAGAACCAGTATCTGTAAACATAGTTTCAGGTGAAGGATTGCCAGGTGAATTTAAAGGAAAAGTAAGAAGAGAAGGTCCAGTTGAAACGCAATTTGAACAAGTATGATAAATAAACTTAAATCATTCACTGATATAGATCCTGCATTGTCTGGAGCTCCAACAGAAGCATCAAATGGACTTAAATTTGCAATTGCTAAAAAAGCAGATATCGCATCTAGTATACCAAAACCTTCTATTCCTAAAATTCCTAATATACCAAAACCTGCAATACCATCAATTCCAAATTTGCCAAGTGTTCCACCTGTTCCATCAGTAGGAATACCAAAAATATCTGCTCCAAATTTTTCCCCACAACATTTTAGTCCTGGAAAAATTGCTGGTAAGACGGTTGATAGATTGACAGGTTTAGCAAAAAGTGCGACTTCTGCTGTTAGTGGTGTTGCAAAAAGTGCGACTTCTGCTGTTAGTGGTGTTGCAAAAAGCGCATCTTCTGCTGTTAGTGGAGTTGCAAAAAGCGCATCTTCTGCCATTGGAGGTGGCCTTGGTGGATCTTTAAGTGGTGCAACTGGAGGTGCCATTGGTGGTACGATAGGCGGAGCTGTTTCTGGTGGTGTTACAGGCGCAATTGGTGGAGGAGTTGGTGGCGGATTAGGTGCTGGTATTGGCAGTAAACTTGGTGGTGGATTAGGTGCCGGTATTGGAGGTGCAGTGGGTGCGATTGGTGGTGTTGCATTGGCAAAAAAGATTAAATCGGGAATTGGTAAACGAATAAAGACGGTAAAAATACCTAAACCACCTACTACAGAACAAATAAATAACAAAATAAATAATACAATCCCAAAAATTTGATGATAATTATATAGTATATGAAAAGTAACGAATTAAAAGAAATAATTAGATCTATAATTAAGGAAGAATTGGATAAAACATTACCAACTTTAATTCCAAAAATATTGTCTGAAGTATTGTCTGGAAGACAATCAAGTACAATTCAATCTAATCAACCTATAGTTTCAACGAAAACTGTAGTAAAAGAATCGGTTCAAAAACCAAAAGAAATTAAAAAGTATTCAAGCAATCCAATTTTAAATGAAATTTTGAATCAAACTGTAGTTAAAATACCAAATGAAGGTTCAATGGCAGGACTTGATTCTGTATTTAAATCACAAGCATTTGCTGGACTGCAGATGAATGAATCTGTAGAAACATCACAACCAGTTGTTCCTGTAACAGAAGAACAAGGTAAAGTGATGAATGTTCTTAATAGAGATTTTAGAAGTTTAATGAAAGCCGTTGATAAAAAGAAACAAACTGGATCTTTAGGTTCCGGTATGGTATCAATGGAATAATATGAATCCAATAGGACTAACATTACCACTTCAAATTGGTAGAAATGGATACTTTGAACAAAGTTACGATACTTTAACTCAAGTAAAAGCCAATATTACTAATTTGTTAAGAACCAAAAAAGGTGAAAGACGAATGAATCCTAATTTTGGTTCCGGTTTACAAGAATATCTATTTGAACAAAATTTACAAGATTCTCCTGATATAGTTAAACAAATTATTACGGATGAAATTAACAATTATGTGCCAGGTGTAACTGTAAATAATATCGATATTGGTATATCAAATCAAGAAAAAAATGAACTTACAGATAGTTATATATTATATATAAAAATACAATTTACGGTTAATAATCAAACGGATACACTTAATTTGACAGTTAATCAAAATAATATTTAATTATGGCAGACATTATACAAAAGTCTTTTAATAACTCACGTAGAGAAATTAAGTATCTTAATAGAGACTTTTCTTCTTTTAAAACATCTTTAATTGAATATTCAAAAACATATTTCCCAAGAACATATAAAGATTTTAGTGATGCATCTCCTGGTATGATGTTTATTGAAATGGCATCTTATATTGGAGATGTTCTTTCATATTATACCGATTATCAATTCAAAGAAAGCTTAATGCCATATGCAGAAGAAAGAAAAAATGTTCTTGCATTAGCAAATTATCTTGGGTATAAAACAAAACCAACCAAGTCTTCCACTACAAATATTGATTTATATCAATTAATTCCTTCTACTAAGGATTCTAATAATAACTATATTCCCGATAACAACTATGCTCTTAAAATAAGAGAGTATATGGAAGTTTCAAATGAAAGCGGTGTAAGTTTTATAACGATTGATCCTGTTGATTTTTCTCTTGATAGTAAATTTTCTCCTAGGGAAGTTACTGTTTATTCAAGAGACAATTACGGAATACCACAATTTTTCTTATTAAAAAAATCAGTTAAAGTTATTGCTGGTAAGATTACTACATCATCATTTACAGTAGGATCAGCTATACCGTTTTATAAAATATCATTATCTGAAAACAATGTAATTGATATTATTGATGTAAAAGATAGTGATAACAATAAATGGTATGAAGTTGATTATTTGGCACAAGATTTAATCTTTACAGAAACAGAAAATACTAGTTTCACTAATAATACTTAT